CTCGACGTCCTTGAAGGCCCATGCGGTCTTCTCGGTACGAAGTGCTGCCGCAACGTAGAACAGCCCCTGCGGGTTCTCTTCCGCGTCCACCGCGACGCCGTCGCCGAACTTCCAATCCAGCAGGATGCCGCGCTTGCCCATCCGGCCCACGACGTCGGCGGACCCGAACACGCCCGGAAGGGCGGCGCCAAAGCCCACGACCTGCTCGACGGCGTACTCCATCATCTTGTCGGGGTCGATCTCGTCAAGGGCGGCGAGTGCTGGCAGCAGCTTGCGCTCCATCAGGTCTTCGGTCAGTTCGATGCCGTTGTAGGCGACGCCCAAGAACTCCTGCGGATCCTTGCCCGTCTCCAGGATGGTGGCGATGGTGTTGTGCAGCAGCGTGCCGGTGTCGGCGTGGACCGACGACGGCTGCGGGGGCATGGTGCGGACGAGTGCGACGCTGCCGGGGCAGGCCAGCACGCGCTTGGCGGTCGAACCGCCGACGACATTTGAGTGAGCAGCCATAGTGTACCTTTCTGTGTTGACGAGCCGACGCTACAGAATGTTTGTTGACCTGTCAATGATTGTTTGATACATAATGAGCATGGAACGCGAGATCGAACAGTACTTTGTGTGGACCGTCCAGCGCATGGGCGGCGTCACCTACAAGTTCCGTGCGCTGAACTGCAAGGGCGTCAGCGACCGCATCGCCTGCCTGCCCGGTGGGGCAACGTGGTTCGTCGAACTGAAGGCCCCCAACGGCCGGCTGTCGCCGCTGCAACGTAAGTTTGCGGAGGACATGCGGGCACGCAACCAGAACTACACTACACTATGGTCAAAAACGGAGATAGATGAATGGCGCGCGTCCTTATAGCTTGTGAATATTCGGGGGTAGTGCGGCGGGCGTTTCGTGCCCGTGGGCATGAGGCTTGGTCATGTGACTTGCTTCCGGCAGAGGATGGAGATCGGCACCATTACCAGCACGATGTTCGGGAAATTATTGACTTTGATCATTTTGAATGGGATCTGATGATCGCCCATCCGCCTTGCACACACTTGGCCGTCAGCGGCGCGCGCTGGTTCAAAGACAAACTGGTGGAGCAACAAGAGGCGCTAGAATTTGTGCGGACGCTGTTGGCGGCGCCTATCCCGCGCATCGCCCTCGAAAACCCCATCAGCATCATCAGCAGCCGTATCCGCAAGCCGGATCAAATCATCCAGCCTTGGCAATTTGGCCACGGTGAAACCAAAGCAACGTGCCTCTGGCTGAAGAACCTTCCCAAGCTGGTGCCGACAAACATTGTCGAAGGCAGGGAAGCCCGCATTCACAAGATGCCGCCCGGACCTGACCGCTGGAAAGAACGTTCGCGTACCTTCCAAGGCATAGCTGACGCGATGGCAGAACAATGGAGTTAAGGCCGTATCAGAACGAGGCGGTCACGTTCCTGTACGAGCGTGACCGCGCCATGATCCTGGCCCCTGTGGGCGCGGGCAAGACGGCCATCACGCTGCGGGCAATGGCCGAGATGAAGCGCGACGGTCACGCCAGGCGCTGGCTGGTGGTGGCGCCCAAACGCGTGTGTACGGACGTGTGGCCCGTCGAGGTGGCGAAGTGGGCGCCGTCGCTGTCTTATTCCGTTGCCGTCGGCACCTCCACCCAACGCAAGGCAGCGCTCTCGTCTAGCAGTGACATCGTCATTGTCAACTACGACAACCTCGACAAGCTGCCGGCTGACCTGCCGTTCCAGGGCGTGGTGTTCGACGAACTGACGCGGCTCAAGAACCCGTCGGGCAAGCGTTTCAAGGCGTTTTACAAGGTGCTTGACCGCTTCCCTGTCCGCTGGGGCCTGACCGGATCGTTCACCTCGAACGGTCTGGAGGACGTCTTTGGCCAGTGCAAGGTGGTGGACGAGACGCTGCTGGGCCGCGCCAAGGGCGCGTTCCTCCAGCAGTATTTCGTCTGCATCAACCGCGAGTTTGGCGATTGGCAGCCGCGACGCGGTGCCCTTGAACAAGTCATGGCGCGCATCCGCCCGGCGACGTTCGTGCTGGAGCCTGGCGTCTACAAGGACAAGCTGCCGCCCTGCCACGTCGTCGAGATGCGCTGCGACATGCCCGACCGTGAGCCATACGAGAAGATGAAGCGCGACTTTGTAACAACGCTGAAAGGTACGGAAATCACCGCCCTGTCAGCCGCCGCCGTGACGAGCAAGCTGCAACAGATGGCGGGCGGCTGGGTCTACGACAGCAGCACGATCGCGTCCGACCAACCGGGCAAGTTCACGGTGTCCAAGACGCCGGTCTGGTTCTCCAGCCACCGCTTCGACATGCTGGACGAAATTCTGGAAGGCAACCAGCAAGACAACACGTTGATTGTCTACAACTTCGTCGAGGAACTGGCACAATTGAAGACCCGCTACCCGCACCTGTGGACGCTGGACGACGGCGCCGGCGTGGTCGAGCGCTGGAACAAGGGGCAGATCCGGCTGCTGGCCGTCCATCCCAAGTCCGCTGGCCACGGGTTGAACCTTCAGTACGGCGGCAACAAGATGGTGTTCTTGTCGTTGCCGTGGTCGCTGGAACTGTACGAGCAGACGGTCGGCCGCATTCATCGCGGTGGGCAAGACAAGGACGTGTGGGTTTACGTGATGCTGACCAACAAGACGATAGACGAGCGCATCTGGGCCGCCCTGGCGGACAAGCGCGCGATTTCCGACATAGCTTTAGAGGAGTTAAAGGGGTGAACTGGTTTACATTGAATGCCGTGCTGCCCAAGCGCAACGAACAACAGGTGCTGGCAATGCTAGATGAAGAGGTGGCGATCCACAAGCGCCCGACCTTTGTGGTCCGCATCCACCAGCGCTACACCATGCTGCGGGCGCAGCGGGAACGTCAGGAACTGTTGGAGAAGGTGAAGCAATGAGTGATATCCCACGCGCGCGCGAAATAATTGAACTGGCGGCCCGAATGATGGACCCGGATGACCCGGCCCGTGCCATGCTACAAGTGGCGCTGCCCATGCTCACAAGAGAAAGCCCTGTACGCCGGGCGTCAATCCAGAAGCGGCGGCTGACTGCGCGCCTGACAAAGCAGATTTGCGATTACGCGCGCCAGAACCCCGCCGCGCACCTGAGCGACATCGCCGTTCACTTTAACGTGAACCCCGGCCGCGTCTCCGAAGTTCTGAACGGTAAGCGATGAACCGTGCCGCGCTGATCGAGGCGGCCATCCAGCACGTCAAAGACGTGGGGCCGGGCACCTACGAGGAGTGGGTCGGGCTCATCATCGACTTCACTTGCAGCGCTTGCGGAACGGATCCCACGCGCCGCCCCGACGAACGCAGTCCTGAAACGCCTTCTCTTGTTCCGCTGTCATGCGTTTGGCCAGATGAGGGAGAAGGCTCTTGAACACGGCGGCGCCCAGACCGACCCAGAAGGTCGGCCGTTGCGCCACAAGATAGCCGCCAGCGCCGACGCCGACCAGCAACGCGACGATAGCGGCAATCTCCAGCCAGGTCATACCTTGGGCTGGTTCGGGACCATGTAGGTGACGACGGCGGTCAGGACCGCGCCGAGGATGACCGACACGCTGTCGATCAGGCTGGGCGTCACCCAGCCGGTCGAGATGCCGAACAGGCCGATGAGGGCCACAAGGCTGGTGATGAAGGCAGCTACGGCCTTATGTGCAGTCATGTTATTCACTCCGGGGTTAAGAATAGTTTGCGTTCAGCCTCACGGCGGCGGGTCAGCCCCGCCAACGCGCGACCATGAACCTTGTTCCACATCAGGAACGCCTCGGCGGCGCCCTTGACGTCGCCTGCGTTCAGGCGCCGCACAACCGACGAGCCTGCAAAGTTGCCGGGGCCGATGTTGTAGCAGAGGCTGACCATCGCGGCGAACTGGTTGGGCGTCGGCTTGACGGTGACGGCCTTATCGACCGCCTGCTCGTACTTGCCCAAGTCGCGGGCCAGTATCTTCTCGGCCTCGGCGGCCGTTATCGTCATGCCCGGCGTCACCTTGGGTTCGCCGGCTGCCGACGTGTGGCCGTAGCCGATGGTGTCCACGCCCGCGCTGCACTTGTACGTTTTCAGGCGAAGGCCCTCAAAGCTCTTGATCAAGTCCAGACCTGCGGCGTT